GCGATTGAGGCCATGGAAAAGCTGGGGAGACTAACAGACGCTGCGCTTGCCGTTGTTGATCGCTGGAAAGCGCCATACTGGGATGAGGTCGGCCAATACCATTATATTGACGCGCTACGCAAAGCGGTCGAGGAAGTGAAAGGAGGCCCGCAGTGAGCGCAGGTAAAGGAGACACCCCGAGGCCGGTGGACGGCGATGCCTACCGCGACAACTATGAGGCAGCGTTTCGCAAAAAGGAAACCACCGAACCGGAAGAATGGCACCCGAAGGGCATTGAGTGGAAGCCTGAGTATGGCCGCATGCTGCGTAGCGGCGAGCGCCTGCAAGACGGTGACGAGGTTTATGTGGGAAACGACAAGTGGGAGACGATCTACCTCGCCAACTTTCAAGAGCAGTATGTGCGAAACGGTTTATACCGCCGGAAGTCGAAGTGGCCGCACGACGACAATCCATTCATGTCGGCGGACCACGACAATGACTCATCGGTTTATGACGAGGCGGTCGCATCCGTCTATGAGGAGCGCAACAACCTGATCACTAACGCCTGCCGGGTGTCGAGCGTCTGCCGCCAGCTCAAGGACAAGCTCGAACAATACCGGCGACACACCGACACGATCATCACCCTGCTGGAGATCGTCGAGGAGACCGACGAAGGACGGCAATTCTCCCCGAACACCATCCGATCCTGCAGGTCACTCGACCTGCAAAAAATCAGCGAGGCAATCACCCACATCAAGATGCTCAACGATGAAACCTAAACGCACACCCAAGAGCATCACCCTCGGCCTCATCATCGCGTATTACGCCGCCGTGAACTGGATACGCAACAAACTCAACAAATGATCGAATTTTTTCTGCCCATGATTCCACCGACAGCGACAAGCCAGACCAAGCGACTGGTCATGGTCGGAGGTAAACCGAGGTTCTTCCCGAAGAAGGAACACGCCAAGGCCGAGGCCGATCTCATGACACTCATCAAACCGAACGCACCAACCGAGCCCCTGGACGGCCCGATCCTGCTGCAAGTGGATTTTACATTCCCCTGGCGCAAGACCGAAGGCAAACGCCGGAAGGAATGGGGGCGCATCCCAAACGACAAACGCCCCGATGCCGACAACCTCGTCAAGCTCGTCGGCGATGTTCTTACAAAAGCGAACTTCTACGCCGATGACGGACAGGTCGCCGACCTCCGTGTCACGAAGTACTGGGGCAATGAACCCGGCATCAAGATTCTCATCTCACCCATACCAACCCCATAAAAACATGAAACCGAAAACATACCGAGTCCTAAGTGAAGCCGTCGAGAACGGCATCAAATACGGATGGCACCGAGCCCACAAGCACGACGAAGATCCAGATCAAATCCAGATCCAAGGCGCTGTTCACAATGCGATCATGCAGGAGATCAGCGAATACTTCGACTTCGAGGACGACATCCCGACGCTGCACTGAAAACCTTTGGTGAATGGCGGCGGCATCGCGACACGGATGACTGGTTTGGGCAGGATTTTCCAGCCGCCAGCACATCGAGGTCGGGAGGGGATGGTGGAGAAGCACGAAGTCACCCCGCAACCTTGGAAACCCGGACGCCGAAAAGATGTGGCCACATCGTCCCGCCATTCACCATTCAACATTCACCCCTAGAAACAACAACATGACAAAACGATACGACGCAGTCGCCACCATCGGCGAATACACCAACAAGCAAGGCGAGAAGAAAAAGCGATACCTCACCGTCGGAGCGGTGATGGAAGGCAGCGATGGTCGCATGGCGCTCAAGCTCGATGCACTTCCTACCAATCCCGAGTGGAGCGGCTGGATCGCTTTCTACGAACCGAAGCAGCAGGATGGTGCATACCAGCAACGCCCGGCACCACAGCAAAGCGGCCCCAGCCGTCAAGCGATGGCACCGGTGATCAGCGATGAAGACGACGACATTCCATTCTGATCCACAATGAACTGGCTGAACTTAAGCATTCAAACGCTGGACTCGGAGAACTTCCTCGGAAGCGATCCGACCCAGCGGGCCACATGGCTCTGCCTGCTGCGCTACTGCATCGGGCAAGAGAATGGTGGCACAATCACCGCCTGCGCTGGCTGGGCCGATCGCAAGTGGCAACAGCTCGTCCGGGTCACAAGAGACGAAGTACAAAGTGCCTGCGACCTCTGGCAATGGGATGGTGAGACGCTGGTCGTCTGGGGTTATCCGATCGAGAAAGAGGGGGAGGTGCAACAGCTCAGGGAGCTTGGAAAACTACGCACCCCTGCAAAGCAAGCAGCAGCACAAAACAATGGAAAGCTCGGTGGTCGCCCACCCAAAACCCAACGAGAAACCCAACAGGAAACCCAACAGGAAACCCAACGAGAAACCCAACGAGAAACCCAACGAGAAACCCAACATAAACCCAACGAAAAACCCATAGAAAGGAAGGAGAAGGAGAATAGAAAGGAAATAGAATCTCTCCCCCCTACCCCCCAAGGGGAGATGAGCGAGAGCGCGGAGGATTTTTATGCCGAGAACATGCCCACCGCAAACGCTCAATCGATGCTCGATCTCGAAAAGCGCGTACAATCGCTCAAGAGCGGCTGGGGGCTTCCTCTGGGATACACGGAGCAAAAACTCCTCGCGGCGGCGTCACGCACCCTTTCCGCGCTCAATTCAGCCCAATGGCAAACCTTAAAGGATTACATGCACGCCAAGATCCCCGAAGGCCGCCCAGCATGGCAGCCACGCACCCGGACAAAGTTCTTGGAAACAGTCGGCGATGTTTGGAACTACGCATCGGAATGGCGGAAGCGCCAAGAGGCATCACGCCCGCCACCGAACACGATCCCGATGCCAGTCACATCGAGGCCAACCATCAGCCGGGAGGAACTCGCCGAGTTCTTCGATCCTATCAAAAAGAAGAAAATGCAATCCTAGGATGAAACCTTTTGCACTGATCCCCCCAAAGCATCAAATGGCAACAAATCCGCCATGAGCGACGAAGATCCCTACACGCTGCGACAAGACCGCGAGGATGCTCGGTACGCGAAAGAGTACCAAGCATGGATCGCCAGCCTCTCGCCCGAAGAGCGAAGGAAGGTCGCCAGCATGGGGATCGACAAACCCGACCTCGCTCGATCGTCGAATGGCGTCGGCCTCTCACGCGACGCGGCGGAGAGCTCAACCGCATCAACTTGGGATCCCGCCCTCGGCGACATCGAAGTCGCCAACGCTTACGCCGAGTCCTCGACCGAGTACACCATGGAGGTCATCCGAAAATTCCTCCATGAGCTCGCCCGCCAACGCAACCCGTCACTCACCATCGAATGCTACATGCTCGTCACCGGCGTCGCCTACTCCGGCGATTCCATGACCGACATCGCCCGCCGCCACGGATTGACCAGGGCAGCGGTAAGCAAACGCTGCATCGAGCTCGCCGACATGCTCGGCATCCATGCCAGCCGTGCCATGAAGTCCGAAGATGCCCGCAAGGCTTACAGCACGGCCCGAAAGAAAAGCCTCCAAAAATCTAAGATATGAAAATGGAAATCGTCACAGAAACCCTAGCCGCCAACCCGACATTGCCGGGATTTGAGTCGGAATCCGCCGTCGTCACCGAGGTCGGCATCATGTTCGGGGAAACACCACCGACCGACTCCGAGATCGAGGACATCATGCTCAAGGCAGTCCGCATCCGCAACTCAGCCAACTGGGTGATCGGCGACGCGATCAACTTCCTTTCCACTTTACCCGGAGGAGAGCAGTACACCCGCTGGAGCGAGATCACCGGACTGGAGGTCTCAACCCTCCAGAACATCGCCACGGTCGCCCGCAAGGTAGGATTGGCCAACCGCAAGGCCGTGCTGAAGTTCGAGCACCATAAGGCAGTCGCAGCCCTACCATCGCACGATCAGGACATGTGGCTCAACACCGCCATCAAGAACAAGCTCAGCCGGGACAAGCTCCGCAAGTCGATCCTCCTCGGCCGCGTCGCTACCGACGACGACATGCTTAAGCCGGTAGGTGGTGGCATCGATACCGCAGGCGCTCATGTGGCTCGACTCATGGCCTTCGAGCGCAAGCTGGATGAAGACAAGTGGCTGGAGTGGGCACCGCCCCACAACCTCTACGCCCTGCACCGCGATTTGATGCCAACTATCAAATTCCACACGCGGATCCTCAAGGCGATCGCCAATGCCGGCGACCTCACCATGGCCTCCGAGGTCAGCCGACAGCTCACCGAGTTCACCGAAGCAATTGAAAATCTATGAAAATCGAGCAAATCCCAACCAACAAATTGATCCCCTACGCGCGGAATGCCAAGAAGCACGACGCCGCTCAAGTCGCCAAGCTCGCCGGGAGCATCCGCGAGTTTGGTTTTAACAACCCCGTCCTCATCGACAAGGACAACGGCATAATCGCCGGTCACGGTCGCGTCCTCGCAGCTCAATCCCTCGCCCTCGAGTCGGTCCCTTGCATCCGCCTCGGCCACCTCACCGACACGCAGCGCCGCGCCTACATCCTCGCCGACAACCGCCTCGCCGAGATCGGCGGCGGGTGGGATGAGGAAATGCTCAAGCTTGAGCTGGCGGAGCTTGGATCCCTCGGACTGGATATTTCAGAAATAGGTTTCAGCGCTGAAGACTTTGCCAACTTGAACATCGAAGCTGAAGAAAAAACCCCCGTCGATGCCGAGCCTAAAATCGACCTCGCGGAGGAACTTTGTGCTAAGTGGGGGATCGAGATCGGCCAACTTTGGGAACTTGGAGACCACCGTATTATTTGCGGTGACTCCACAGATAAAAAAACAGTCCAAACCCTTCTCAACGGTGACAAGCCGCACCTCATGGTCACCGACCCGCCATACGGAGTCGAATACGATGCAAGCTGGCGAGAGGAGGCAGGCATCGGAGAAGGTGCACATGGAAAGGTTCTCAATGATGACCGCGCAGATTGGCAGCCGGCCTGGGATTTATTCCCCGGAGCCGTCGCCTACATTTGGCACGCAGATAAATTTTCCCCCACCGTTGCTGACAGCCTTATTGCTTCGGATTTCGTGTTAAGAAATCTTATTATCTGGGCAAAAGACCGTCTCGTTATTTCGCGTGGCAACTACCACCACCAACATGAGCCGTGCTGGTATGCGGTGAGAAAAGGACAAAACGCCAAGTTCACTGAGGACCGAACCCAGACAACGCTATTCAAAAACATCCAAGATGTCACGCGACCAGACGAACTGGTTTTTATTGCAAAAGACCAAGCAAAACGAGTCTACGCCATTCGTGGAGACAAGAGCACTCTCTGGGAAATCCCCAAGCCGACAAAATCAGAAACCGGCCACAGTACCCAAAAGCCAGTCGAGTGCATGGCTCGCCCAATCCGCAACCACGACAGCGAATTTATCTATGAACCATTCAGCGGCAGCGGCACGACTATCATTGCCTGCGAGCAGCTTGGCCGCAAATGCCGTGCGATTGAGTTAAACCCAGGATATGTTGCCGTGGCGATCCAGCGCTGGGCCGACGCCACCGGTAAAGAACCCAAGCGCCTCGCATGATGAAAATCGAAGCCCCAGACGACTTTGACCTTTCGGTCCTCGACACAAATCTGGGACTCGAAGACATTGAAGCTTTAGAATTTAGCGAAATCGAATCAAAGGAACCGCCCACAGGGCTCTTCCCATTAAAGAAAAACCACTTCCTCCAACAATTTCACGAAGCAAAGGCAAAGGACAAAAGCAAAAGAAGAGGAGTCAAAAGGTACATCAAGCCAGAGAATGCCAAACAGGTTCTTTCCTACCTTCCAGAGACCGGAGACACCACGCACGCAGTCGTGCGCGGTGATTTTGTGGTGGGTGATATGATACCGGTCATCCTCAGAGGCAAACCGGCCAGCTTAGTTCAAATCACCACGCTGGGCATGAGTGAAGGGAATGCCAAGATGCTCGCTGAATTAAAAGCCAAGGGACTGATTCAAGATCTCAAAATCATGGTCTCGCACTATTTCGCCAGCGTTGATGCCGAGAGCACATTCGCCCGAGTCTGTCAGATACTGGGGCATCCGCCAACCATCACACGGAACCACACCAAAGTCATTCTGATTGCACAGGATCCTGATTACTTTGTGATTGCTGGATCGGCCAACCTTCGATCCTCCGATAATGTCGAGCAGTTCGCAATCTGGAACGATCAACAGGTTTTTGATTTCCACCGGACATGGATAGATGAGCTCGCTGAACACTACTCAAAAGAACATAAGGAATCTTTTAAGGGAGGGGTCCGAGGGCGCGGCTTTCCGGACCTACATTAAAAAAACGTGAGAAAACTCTTTTTGACCTTACACCTCGGTCAGTTGACAAGCCATGGACATCAACTCTGAACAGTACAGCCGCATCCGCAAAGCGAATGTGGCCAATATCCTCAAAAAGCTCAAGGAGGGCAAGACGCTTTCACGCGATGACTGGTCGCAGATCGAGGACTACAAAGCCAAAGCCGACAAACCGATCGAGGATGTCACCGAGATCAAAAAGACCGCGAAAAGCTGGGTCGAGCTCGCCGAGGTTTTGGGAGTTGCTCGCCAGACCGTCGATGTTTGGAAGAAGAAGCCGGGATCGCCGAAGCCGCGGTCGAACGGAACCCATGATGTCCTCAAGTGGGTGGCCTTCATCAAGGCCGAGGGGCTCGCGGCCAAAGGGCAATCCGAAACACCCGACGAGGCCGAACTTCGCCTGCGGAAACTCTTCGCCGAGGTCGAGGATCGAGAGCTCAAGGTGCTGGTTCGCAAGGGGCAATTTGTCCCGATCGACGCGGTGCGTGAGCGGTGGTTCTATCACATCGGACAGGCAAACGCCCTGCTTCGGAACAAGCTCGAAAACGAATTGCCGCCGCTGCTGGTCGGCAGAGATGCGGTCGACATCCGCAAAGAAAATGCCCGAGTGGTCGACGAGTACATCGCGATCATGAACTCCGGCGAGCAAAAGCAGATCCCAAAACTTGAAACCAGAGGACGAAAAAAATCCGACGACCGACCTGCTCGATAACATCCTGCGGGCCGGCCATGTGATCACCGATCGCCGGCCGCCGTGGCAGTGGTGCGAGGATCACATCGAGTCGATTCCGTACTCGCCGATACCCGGTGGGTTCCAATCAGGCAACACACCATGGATCCGCGAACCATTGGAGGCACTGGCGGACCCGTCGGTTTCGCTGGTTTCGATCATCGCGGCGATTCAGGCGGGCAAAACCATGACCGCCGAGCTTGGATCCTGCTGGATCGCGGCGAACGCGCCCGGACCGATGCTCTGGCTCGACCAGACAGACTCCGACGCAAAAGATCAGATGGAAAACCGTCTGCAGGTGCTCTGGAAGCAATGCGCGCCGATTCGGGAGATTTTGCCGCGCCAGCAAGGGACCGAAAGGCACAAGCTCAAGCGCAACTCTGTCGCATTTCTCAACGGCATGACTGGCTGGGTGCTCGGTGCTCACTCCAAGACCAACCTTCAAAGGAGATCGATCCGCTGGTTGATCGGCGATGAGACCTGGCGCTGGCCATCGGGTCACATGGCCGAGGCCGAGGCGCGGGTCACCGCCTTCGGGTGGCTGGGAAAAAGGTTCTTCGTGTCGCAGGCCGGCGAGGTGGACGACGACACCGATCGGAAATTTCGATCGACCGACCAGCGTGAATGGTGCTGGCGATGCCCGAGCTGCAAGACGACGCAGCCATGGAAGTGGGAGAACATCGAATGGTCGAAGGATTGCCGCCTCGAAGATGGCGCGTGGGACTACGAGCGGGTGCGTGAGACCACCGAAATGTTCTGCGAGTGTGGCACCCGCTTTCCCGATACCGACCGATCACGGCGTGAGCTCAACAACCCTATGAATGGCGCGCGTTATGTCTCCCAGAACCCCGGAGCGGCGAAGTCGAATGTCGGCTTTCATTGGAATGGTCTCTGCGCGGGATCATGGGGCAACCTCGCCGAGATTTACCTTCGGGCGAAAGCGTCGGCACGCACCGGCGACATGGAGCAGCTCAAAATTTTCTGGCAGAAGCGTCTCGCTCTTCCGTTCACCGAATACACCGAGGATTTCTCGATCAAGATCACCGACAGCACCTACGCGCGCGGCGATTTAGCCTGGGAAAAGGAAGGCGCGATCATCGGTGGCAAGATCCGGGTGCCGGATGAGGACGACGACCCGCCGGTTCGGCTGCGCGTGATGACCGTCGATGTCCAGATGGATCACTTTTGGTACCTCATAACCC